GTTGGGGAACATTTTGCCGACCTTGCCCATGACGGCTTCGGTTTGATCCTTGACCCAGCGGTCCCAACGGAGAGACATTCCGATCTCATCAGCGACAACTTTGACCGACTTGCCTTTGGTGCCGTCTTTCTTGGTGTATTCCTCAACCTCGTAACGTCCGGAGACGATGACACTGTTGCCTTTGCCTGCGGATGCGGCGAAGTTTTCGGCGATCTGACCGAAAGCAACCACGTTGTGCCATGTGGTTTTCTTCTTGTCGTCTTTGCCGTGGGTGTCTGCTACAGAGAATTCGACTACTGCCATGCCGCTGTTGCTGTAGCGGAGTTCGAAGTCGTTGCCGATGTTTCCGTGGATGGTGATGTGGTTCATTGGGTTTCCCCTTCTTTCTTTAATGGTTTGGTTTTGTTTGCTGCCTTATGGCAGACATGGGTTGGAGGTTCGGATGGTGTCACGTAAAGAGTAATTCTTGTATGGCACCGATCACAAGTCCAGACTGTTTTAGGCATTTTTGCGTTCCCTTCTGCAAATTCGGCATTCTCGGCTTCCGTCGGGCCGATAGTAGGTGTTTTCTGGTGTGTAGTCGTGTCCGTGGACGCAAACTGTTTTAGCGGCCCCGTAGTGGCGGCCTCTGAGCACGGTGTCTTGAACGTTTTGTTGTTGTGTTCCGCCTTCGAGGTGGTGTGGGCTGACGCATTTAGGGTTGTCGCAGATGTGTCTTACGACCGGAGGCCAGTAGAGGTTGGCGATGTAGAACGAGAAACGGTGGACTGCCCTGTGTTTACCCCAGACGTAGAAGTGGCCGTAGCCGTCGCTCCTCCGTGAGCCGGTCCATTCCCAGCATTCGTCTGGGGCACCGATGTTGACACGTTTCCAGAACCGCTCGGTCTCTTTGTATCCCATTGTTTCCATGCGCTGTACCCCTTGGATAAAGAGTAGTCGTAGAGCGCTTTGGCGGCAATGAGGTTGGTGAGGGGGTCGAGGAGGTCGGCTGTGGTTCGGATGATCTTTTTGTCTCGGAGGTATCTGAGCCACGACACGTCGTTGATTTGGCTGTATCCGAAGTCGGCGGACCATACGGCGTCACATTGGCGGTATTGGGGCCATGGTTGGCGGCGGCAGTCGGTGTAGTCCATGCCTTTGCGGTAGTTCCAGCCGACGGCCCCTGGCTGGCATTTTGATTCCCTGTGAACGATCCGGTCCAGGGTGGGGAGGTCTTTCCGGCTGAATCCTGCCTTAAGGGCGGTCTTCATGGCGGCGGGGCATTTGAACCCGTCAGAGGGGCTTGTAGAGGCTTCTGCGGGGCTTGTAGGGATGAGGAATGCGGTGATTGCGAGGGGGGTCAGAATGCGTTTTAGCATGGTGGCTCCTTTCGTTGTGGAACAAGGTCAGGTGTGGGGCAATACAAACCTCCTAATCGTGAAACGGATCAGATCAGTTTAGCCGAAAAATCAGACACCTACTAACCGGCACAGCAATGAACTGCTCACCGGATGTGTATTTCGTTTCTTTACTTACGACAGAAGACTCAGCAAGAGTCAAACCATCAACAACAAGAACAAGCGACCGATCATCATTCAACATCGTGAAGAAATGATTAGGTGCGATGAACTTGCGTTTCCGTGCAGAAAAATGAACTGTGTCAAACGGAAAATCATCCCCTTTCCAATTATGTTTTACTTCAACCTCGAACCCATAGTCAAGCCAATCCTTGACAGCGAGCACGTCAATACCGTATTGATCCGGATTCACCCAAGCCTCAAAGTCGTTCGCTTCGAGCCATTCGATCACAACATATTTAGCGTTGTCGTCGGCTTGATACAAATCCGGATCGAACGGTTTACTCAAGGGTATATATCTCTTCGCCGTTTTCCATAAACCGCATAACTATTCGCAGATGCGTCAGTTCGTTTCTCAACTTGTCACGCTCGGCAGTTAACTCTTGAATCTTTGTGCGTAACAGTTCAATGGAACGGGCTGCGTCGTTGTAGTAATACTCCCAGATTTCGTCAGCCACCACGCACCGCCTTACCGTACAAATCGCTTGCGCAGCGCAATGAATCAGGATCACCCGAGACAGCAAACGCCTCGGCAACCTGACGCCATTTGTCCCGCTCTGCTTGCAACTCGATGTACGCCGGACAGTCCTTACAGGTATACGGCGTACCAGAGTTAAACGGTTTCCATTTCATGACGGATATTCCTCCCACGACCACTCCGTAATCTTGTGCAACGGATTAGTGCAACCATCGTGCCAGACTGCCGAATACTCGTCGCAAGCATCGCATTGCCACAACTCATACAACGTCTGCATGAGACGCTTAGCCTGCAGGTCGTTCATCAGTAACCAGCCTCCTTCAACAAGTCCACAATCCAAGCAGCAGGCATCACCGCATACCACTCCCCAACGTCCAACGTGCCACGCTTCTTAATGATCGCAACACCAGTATCGGCCTTAGCGTTCACAACCTCTTGCTTAAGTTCCGCCATGAACTGCGACAACGTGATCGTCTTATGATCCTTAACTTCAATTACCAGCGGTCCACAGCCTGTGATATCGCCCTTGTCGTGAATCCCCCCGAGGGCTCGACGTTCCGCATACGGAAACCCGTGCCTCCGGAGGAACTCGACAACAGCGTTCTCAGCCCGAGTCCCTTTCTGTTTCTGCTTACTCATCCCGTTCTTCCTTAAGACGTTTCGGATAATGCAAAGTGGCGTAACCCTTCAGCAGGTCATCGCCGAACCGTTCACGGAACGTGGAAAACCACAAATCTTTCTCCTCATCAGTCATCTCACCGAAACGACCGAACCGGATACCGATTTCGGCTTCGCTTCCGATAGCCACCTAGAAGGGCTCCGGTTGCATGTCGGTTTCCCACGCTTGCTGCAACAGGTCACGCAACAGTTTGCTGCGCTTCACGTTACGGGCCTCGCAGAGGTCGGCGATCTGTTCCAGTTGGCGGCGGGTGACACGCAAACCAATGATCCGTGCTGACGGTTCAGCGGCAGTCGGATCGACTGTGCGCTTGTTTGCCATCACTCACCTTCCTTAAACGATTTAAGTTCTTTGAAAGCGAGCCGGAGAGCGGCGAGATCGTTTTCGTTGATGCCTTTCTCCCAGTCGAGACCGGCGTTGCGGGCAACAACTGACGGGTCAAGTCCAGCCTTTTCGCAGGCGGCAATGAAACCGTTGCGTTGTTCATCGCTGATGGGTGTCGGCCCTGCGTTCGACGCTTTGGCCGCCATCCGTTCCGCTGTCTCGGCGGCTTTCGCCATCCCAGACTTTGCTCCCTTCGCTGGGGTGGGCTGGTCTACGTCGTCCCATTCCTGCTTGGTCCACAATGCGAGGCAGATGCCGAAGCGCATAGCGGCGTTGCGCAGAAAGTCCGACACCAGTTCCTTGTCAAGGTCCCCCTTATCTGCCGATACGGAACCCACACCGAGGCGGGCCTGACCCAGGAGTTGCAGTTCGCCCCACATGGTGGCGATGCCGTTGTGGATGTGGATTGACGGGCGACCGTTTTCCCATCCGCACGGCACCCAACGCCAGTTCGGGTCGATCTCGATGAGGATTTTGGTGATGTCGGCATGACCGACGAAATCGAGTTGGCGTCCACCTTTGGGGAGTTTGCCAACGATCTTCGGGTCCGGCACCGCATAGTGCTTGAGGACATCGAGTAGTTGCTTTGAGTTTTCTGACATGGTTATTTGCTCCCCTTCAAAAGGAATGTACGGGTATTGACTTGCTTACTGAACTTGCGGGCGATGTCCGGGTGCGCTGCTTTGAACGCCTTGATGTCGAGAGAGTCTCTCGTCTGTCCCTTCCACGTCGCAACTGTGACACCGTTGATGGTAGCGGTGTCAGCGTCACCAATCAACTCGCAGATACGAGCCTTCAACTGATCTTCAAGTTCAGCGTATGACTTAGCCTCCGACTTGACATGACGCAACTGCTCGATCACTTCCAGCACATCAGCGTCAAGTTCTACTGTCTTAGGTTCCGACTGCGAGTAGCGGGTCAGGATCGTCTCATACGACCACTTGACACCAGATGGGGTCATCCCAAGGTCAATAGCGTTCAGCCACTTCTCAACAGCGGAGATGTGTTCAGCCTGCTCGGCGGGTGTCACTTCCTGCGTGTGCAAATAGAGACGGAGCGACGGATCGAACACAGCCCACGTAATCTCGGTGACATCAGCGCAGATCGCCTGTTGGACACCTTGGATACGCCAGTAATCCGGCAACTCGCCTTCCCATGTCTTGGTTGTGGTTTTGATTTCCAACACCTTGCGGGTGTCGCCCTCTTCCCAGAACCCGTCGAGGGTGGCGATCATTCGGGCCCCGCCCTTCGACTCGGCGACGAACATTTCGTCCGGCGTGAAGTACGGGGTGGCCAACCGGTCCGATGCCCATTGCATGATCGGGTCTTCTAGACGGTTGCCTCGTTCCATCGCCTCGTTCGGCGGGACCGGCTGTGGTGGAACATCGGACATGAGTTCGGCGGCAAACTTGTCCCTCGGTACGAACGGGTGGAGATCGTAAATAGCGGCTGCTGCCGAAGCAGAAACTCGCTTGTTACCTTTCTCGTCCCAGAACCGGGCGTTTAGCCAGTCTCCCGACCCGTGGGTCGGCTTTTGGATACGGTACCTGTGAAGTGCCATGAGGCCCCCTTCTGTATGTGTTACGGATTGGGCCGTACCTTACACAGGGGGTGTATCACAGTCAAGGGGTTTCGTAAAACGTTGCAGAAATACCACAGAACGAACCATTCCACGGGGGATGTGGATCACGTGGTCGTAGAAACCATCAGGGGATTTTGATTGGGCGACCGTCGCATGATTTGGTTTCCCACCCTCGGCTTCTGCTATAAGCATCCCGACTGTTTCGACGAGGTGTTCTTCTTTGTCGTCTTCGTCAAGTGTTGCCCAATGACCGTCTCCGGCGTGTGCGTCGGCCCAAATTACGAGAACAAACTGGTGGTCATTCTGTTCCGTCATCGTCGCCCCCTGCAGGTTCACCTTCGCTTTTGCATAGCCAACAGTAACGGCCTTCGTCCAGCGGCCAAGCGTTGCCGCAGTCAGGACAAATCAGAACTGTTTTTGCCATAAGAAAAGGCTACTACGCCGCTGTAGCAAGGTGTTGCCAGACAGCCAGCAGATGCTCAAAAGCCTTTACAAATTGGGCTTGTTCGGCTTGCGGGACTACCGCACGTTCGAGGTACTTGACAAGGATTTGGATGTCTTCAGAGGTCATAAGATGACCGAAGTTAGCAGTTAAACATTTCCCTTTGTATGGTCATTGATGTGACCATCAATTTTTGTTTCTATACGGTTTAACGAATCAGCGACGATGGCATGATCGTCACGATTTTCTTTTCTCATCCCTTGCACTAGCGCCGCAAGAACTGTCCCCACAGCGCCAATGACCGCAACCGTTATCAGTTCCATTATTCGTAGAATCCTTCATGGTTCCAGCGTCGTTCGAGAAGATACGCTCCAAGCAAAGCAGTAGCGCAGACAACGCAACCAAGAACAGCAAGACCAACATCT